TTGATCAATACAGAGAACTAGAAGATTGTCCAATTTATGGAAACACTGATTTTATCACTCAATATATCATGGAGACTTATCCGTCTGAGGTGGAATACGATCTTTCCAAGATCAAAGTAGCCTACTTAGACCTTGAGTGTGAGACGGAAGGGGGGTTTCCCAATCTTGATGCGCCCAATGAACGAAGATCTTTGACATTCTTCGTCAATGTGATGCAGACATTCTGACTGGCTGGAACATCAAACTCTTTGATATGCCCTATATCATTGGTCGTGCCAAACTCTTCTTTGAAGAAAAGGAGATTCAGGCATGGATGCCCTTTGGCTTCATGAAGATGCGTATTACCAATATTGGCGGTAAAGACTATACTCTATATGAGTTTCCGGGATACACCATTCTGGATTACATGGATTTATATAAGAAATTTTCTGGAACTAACCAAGAAAGTTACGCCCTAAATAATATAGCAAAGGTAGAACTAGATGAACAAAAACTGGATTATACCGAATATGGGTCGTTGCGTGAGTTTTATACGCAAAACTTTCAAAAGTTTGCTGAGTACAATGTCCAAGATGTGGTCTTGGTTGAGCGACTTGACGGTAAATTAAAGTTAATTGATCTTGCAGTTTCGATTGCATATGAAGCCAAGATCACCTTTGATACCGTTTTCTTCGCAACTCGTATTTGGGAAACTATTTGCTGTGACTATCTCGCCAAACAAAATATTGTTCCTCCACTAAAGACAAAGTATTCTAAGGACGAACAGTTCATTGGTGCGTATGTCAAGGATGTCATTCCCGGTCTATACAAAAATGTTGTGAGTTTCGATGCAACATCTCTATATCCATCTATTATCATTGGTTGGAACATTTCACCCGAGACATGTATTGTCAAGAATTCATCGTTGAATGCAGATGACTTTTTGCGTAGTAGTCGTAAAGAAATTCCAGATATGATTAAGGATGCCATAGATCAGAATGCATGCTTAGCATGTAATGGATCAGTTTTTTCCAATAGCGTCAAGGGATTCATTCCTACTCTGATTGAAATCACTTTCAACCAGCGTCAGGAAGCCAAGAAGAAGATGATCAAGTTGGAGAAGGAATACGAAGTATCGAAGGACAAGAAACTTGTTCCATTAATTGCTGCGTTAAAGATTCGTCAGTCTGTTAAGAAGATTCTAGCAAACAGTTTGTATGGCTGTCTTGGTAATCCTGCATTTACATATTCGTCTCCGGAACTAGCAACGGCTGTTACGGTTACGGGTCAGGTGATCATTCGTTCTGCTGAAGAACAGATGAATGCATATATCAATAGAGTCATGAAGAATGCAGACTCAAAGGATTATGTTATTGCCGTGGACACAGATTCTGTTTATCTGAATCTTGAAGATATTATTACAAAGGTTTCTAGCAAGAGTGATATCGGTGACATCACAACCTTTATTGATAATATCTGTGAAAAGAATATTCAAAAGGAATTGACTGGGACGATGAAGGAGTTGACAACAAAACTTAATTGTCTCACCAACAAGATTTCATTCAAGCGTGAAGCCATTGCATCAAGTGGAATGTTTATTGCCAAGAAGCGATATGCACTATTGATGACAGATCTTGAAGGTGTTCGCTTCAGTGAACCCAAGTTAAAGATCATGGGTCTTGAGACAGCACGAAGCAGTACTCCCGGTATTGTTCGTACTAAACTTAAAGACTGTATCATGATTATCATGACCAAGACCCCCGAGGAGTTGCGTAAGTATGTGAATATATTTTATGATGAATTTATGGAACTCCCTATAGATGTTATCGCATCTCCTCGGGGTGTTAAGGGTATCAGTAAATATACTGACTTCTCAGACATATATAAGTCCGGTACTCCGATTGCTACTAAGGCTGCATTGTTACACAATGCATACGTCAAGAAAATAAATTTGGATAAAGAAATTCCACCTATTAAGGAAAACGACAAGATTAAATTTATATTTGTTCGTGTTCCAAATCCATATGGTATGGGTGGTAGAGATGCAGTAATGGGATTCATTGGTAAGGCTCCTTCACAATTTAATCTTGAAAAGTATATTGATCGAAAGAAGCAATTTGATAAAACTTTTGGTGAACCACTTGACAATATTTTGCAAGCAATTAAATGGTCAATAAATCAACAAGTAACACTTGAATCCTTCTTTGGATGAGTTATACTGATAATATGAATGAGAGAATAGAAAAACAAACAATCAAGGAATTTGAAGTAACATTTATGCAAAATTATCAAAAAAAGTATAATCACTATACAAAGGCAAAACCTCCTACTATAGACTATCCAATTATTAAAATAAAAGACGATATAATTAAAAAATTGCGTGAAGAAATTACTTCATTGAATGAAGAAATTAAAGATTTGAAGACAGATCTAAAATCTTTTATTGAAATGGAAAGTTAAGAAATGGTAAAGACCTTTAAATCTAGATATGGTGATGAACGAATCCTCACAAAACGTAAAGACGGAAACTATAGTATCGAAGGTCACACCTTATTTTCTAGGGGTGGCGATGGTTTATTTGACTTTGAAGGTGGTCCATGCGTTATGGTTGGTGATAGACTACTTGACATTGTCAATGACGTAGATGACGTAATCGTAGAATCAATTACTATTGATGACACCATAGTTGAAGAAAACTATGCGCGTATTATCATTACAACCAAAAATTATAAGAAAGGTAAGAAGCAAAGTGACAAAAAAATCTAAAGTTACTATTACTAAAACGATTCCATGGCAATATGAATATGATATTTTAAAAGTTCCATATCAGGAATTTTATGAATCTATTGAAGAGATGCCATTTACTATGTTACTATATGAGTATCGTTCTCATTGTGAATATAGAGGTCATACATTAAAGAATAGACCTGATTTCAGTAAAGAGAGTAATACTGATCTATATAATAGAATTCATGCCATTGAAGTGTTACTTAAAGGTCATTATCATAGACTTAACGATTCTATTGAAGCGTGTCAGTATTGGGAAAACGAAAATTGGAACATAGCAAAAAAGCAGAAAGAAAAGAATGTCAAAGTACCTAACAAATCTACTAAGCAAACTAAACAATCCTGATGCAGCCATTGTAGCCGATGGTATTGATGGAGCAGATGTTACTGGCTTTATTGATACTGGATCTTATGTTCTGAATGCTTTGCTTTCAGGATCTATATATGGTGGACTACCAGCAAACAAGATCTCTTGTCTTGCAGGAGATCCTGCTACTGGAAAGACTTTCTATGCAATTGGAATCGCTACGCAATTTCTCAAAGACCACAAAGATGGTGTTGTCATCTACTTTGACACGGAGCAAGCAATCACTTCAGACATGTTTGCACAACGGGGAATCGATTCCAAAAGAATTGCAGTTGTTCCTGTTGCAACAATCGAAGAGTTCAAGAACCAAGCTCTCAAGATCGTCAATGATGTACTTGAAACACCTGAAGAAGATCGCAAGCCAATCTTTATGGTTCTTGATTCTTTGGGAATGTTATCGACAAACAAAGAAATGAGTGATTCGGCTGAAGGCAAGGATGTGCGTGATATGACTAAAGCACAACTTACTAAGGCTACATTCCGTGTTCTTACATTGAAACTTGGTAAAGCGAAGATACCACTTCTTCTTACAAACCATACCTATCAAGTTATTGGTTCATATGTTCCTACTAAGGATCTTGGTGGTGGTGTAGGTATTAAGTATGCTGCAAGTAATATTATCATGCTATCAAAGAGCAAGGACAAGACTGATGATGGTATCGTTGGTAACTTTATTAAATGTACCAATTACAAGAATCGTTTTGTCAAAGAAAATATGCATGTTCAGACAAGACTTAACTATACTTCTGGGTTAAGTAGATATTATGGATTGACAGACCTAGCAATTGAGTATAATATATTCAAGAAGGTTTCAACACGAGTAGAACTCCCAGATGGTACAAAAGCATTTGAGAAAAATATAGATGAAGATCCTGAAAAGTATTTTACAAAAGATATTCTTGACAAGTTAGATGTAGAAATTCAAAAAGGATTTAAGTATGGGCAAGGCAGTTGAATATAAATTTATTCCTGAAGTATCAATAGACAGTACACAAACTTGCCCTATTGAAATTACATCAGGTAAATTTTCTGGTATCATTTATCGTTATGGGCAAATTTCTTTTAAAGAAACTGATAATGATGGATTGAATGTAACAATGGATATTGAAATCATTACAGCACCAGATGAATTTGACCAGCAAGATAAAGATTTTACAAACATTGCTGGTGAAATATTTGTTAATATTGTAGAAAATCAAGTAGAAGCAGAACCCAGAGATCTTGAAGCAGATGTTCATGAAGATCCCCTGGACAAACACTAAATCAGTGATATACTAAAAACATGGAAACAGTTATTTTAAAGAACTTGGTTCTCAATGAGGACTATGCTCGCAAGGTTGTCCCGTTCCTTCAGGATGAATACTTTCACGATAAGTCTGAAAAGACTGTATTCAATATCGTAAGTAAGTTTCTTCTTAAGTACAATAATATTCCTACTAAGGATGCTGTACTCATTTCACTTGGAGATGACAAGACTCTTGGAGAAAGTGAATTCAAGAAGTGTGTTGCTATCTCTGATGAGATGTATAAGGAAGGTGAGAAGTCTGATACTGAGTGGCTTGTAGAACATACTGAAAAGTTCTGCAAAGAAAAAGCCATTTATAATGGTATCATGGCATCCATCGGTATCATTGAAGGTAAGGATAAGGAACAGACTCAGAATGCAATTCCTGAGATCATGTCTAAGGCTCTATCTGTGTCCTTTGATACTCGGGTAGGACACGATTTTTTTGAGGATGTAGATGAACGATATGAGTATTATCATCGTGTAGAAGAGCGTGTACCATTTGATCTTGAGATGTTTAATCTCATCACCGGTGGTGGAGTTCGTAAGAAGACGCTCAACGTAGTGATGGCAGCATCAGGTGTTGGTAAGAGTGCATTCTTATGCCATCATGCTGCTGCGTGTCTTACACAGAATTTGAATGTGCTGTATATCACACTTGAAATGTCTGAAGAAGAAATTGCTAAACGTATTGATGCTAATCTTTTAGATACAGATATTCATGTTCTTGAGAAGATGCCTCTTGCTATGTACGAGAACAAGGTAAATAATCTCAAGAAGACTTGCCGTGGTAAACTTATTATTAAAGAATATCCTACCGCTGCAGCAAATGTAACTCACTTCCGTAATCTAATGGAAGAACTAAAGATCAAGAAGAAGTTCAAGCCTGACATTATTATTGTTGATTATCTAAACATCTGCTCATGTGCAAGATTCAAGATGGGAAACGGTATGAATAGTTACACCTATGTCAAGGGTATTGCAGAAGAACTTCGTGGTCTTGCCAAGCAGTTCAATGTACCACTATGGTCTGCCACTCAGGTAAACCGTGAAGGTGCAAAGAGTAGTGACATGGAGATGACAGATACATCTGAAAGTTTTGGTCTACCACAAACTACAGACTTCTTCATTGCGCTCATTGAGACTGAAGAGTTAGCACAGAATGGTCAACTCATGGTGAAGCAGTTAAAGAACCGTGGTAATGATACAACTAAGAATCGTAAGTTTCTTATTGGTGTAAACAAATCCAAGATGAAGTTCTATGATGTAGAAAATTCAAATAATAATCTTGTCAATGCCAACAATACAAATGAAGAAAGTTTTGGATCAGGTTCTGGTCCACTAGTATTTTCAGATGATTTTGGAATTAAAAAGAACAAGGCATTAAACTGGGTTTTTCAAGACGCACCAAAATGAGCATATATATTGATAAGAAATATGTGAATATGGTTTCTGGTTCACTTCAGAAGTTTAAGTGGAAGAAAGATAACCTAGCCACATGCAGATGTTTCGCATGTGGTGACTCAAAGAAAAATAGATCCAAGACAAGGGGATATTTTTTTGAGAATAAAGGAAAATATGTTTATAAATGTCACAATTGCGGTATTGCTTGTAATTTATATTCTGTTCTTGAAAGTATCAGCCCATCTCTCTGCAAAGAATATGCGTTTGAAAATTTCAAGGACAAAAATCCAGAACCGATTGAACGAGAGGAAGCAATTGTGCGTGAACCTATGTTCACGAATCTCGGAACAAGGCTTGACTTACTCGACCCAACCCATAAAGCAGTAAAATATGTTCAATCTAGAGAAATTCCTAAAGAAAAGTATAGTAGTTTTTATTACTGCGCTGATTTCAGTAGGATCATGGCGGATTTTGACCGTGAAGGGACCAAGGAAGACAGACTCGTCATACCGTTCTATGACGAGGATGGGTCACTACTTGGCGTACAGGGGAGATCCTTTGAAGAAAAGAGGGATGCCATACGCTACATTACCCTCAAGAAAGACGGCGAAGAACGGCTTTGGTACAACCTAGATAAAGTAGACCCAAGAGAAACTGTTTACGTTACAGAAGGTCCAATTGACTCTATGTTTATTCCAAATGGAGTTGCAATGCAAGGTGCAGGTTGGTTAGACACAATGCCTAAAAAAATTGCAAAAGCAAATATAGTTTTTGTTTTTGATAATGAACCTAGAAATATTGAAATAGTAAATTTAATTGGTAGATATATTGATGCTGGACGAAATGTAGTAATCTGGCCAAGTGAAATTGATAAAAAAGATGTCAATGATATGGTTAAAGTCTATGGAACAAATCTAACCATGAAGTTGATTATTAATAATGTTTATTCTGGACTTAAAGCTAAAATGAAGTATACTTACTGGAAGAAGGTTTAAAATGGATAATAATAACGAAGATATGACAGAAGAAGATATCTTAAAGGCCAGTGAAGCTTATCTGACTTTTGTGCAGCGATTTGGTGAATATGTAAAAGAAATGGATCCAGGTTTGTGGTCCCGAGCACGAGAATACGCTGCAGACTTTACAAATATTGCTGGTGTAAGAGTTGAACTTGTAGATGACGATGAGGAAGAAGATGACACAGATAACAACAATAAAAATGGAGCAGACTAAGTACTCTGTCCTAGATCACGGACACGTTGATCTAGTAGATTATATGGGTTCAGATTTAAGTGTGGCAAACGCAGCAAGAGTTTCTTTTAATAAAGAAAGTTCTTGGGATTATGCTGATAGCCATGTTCCAATTCGTTCTCTATCTGATAAAGATGCAAAACTAATTCGTTATCTTGCAAAGCATAATCACTTTACACCATTCTGTCATCCACAGATTAGTGTTCGTATCAAGTGTCCTATCTTTGTGCGTGCTCAACTTGGCAAGCATCAGATTGGTCTTGTAATGAATGAAGTCAGTCGTAGGTATGTTACCTATGAGCCTGAGATCTATACTCCTCTGTGGAGAAATTCTCCTACTGATGGAGCAAAGCAAGGTAGCAGTGGTCCTATTGAAGATCTGGATCATTGTATTAAACTTCGTCAAGAATATGATGGAGTTGCAAAAGAATGTTTAGATCTTTATAATAGACTTTTGGTAGATGGTGTTGCTCCTGAGCAAGCCCGTTCAATATTACCACAAGGAACTTATACGGAATTTGTATGGACTGGTTCTCTCTATGCATTTGCCCGTGTTTATAATTTGAGAATCGATGCACATGCTCAATGGGAAATTCAAGAATATGCAAAAGCAATTGACAAATTAATTGCTCCCCTTTTCCCGGTTTCGTGGCAGACTCTAACAACTAAATAAGACACCCACTTAGGATTTAACTATGGCAGAAATTTTATCACCATTTCAATCGTTTATTTTTATCTCTCGCTACTCTCGCTGGCTTAACGACCAAAATCGTCGTGAGACTTGGGATGAATGCGTAGACCGTTGGTGGAAATATTTTACTAATAAAGTTCCACAACTTGCAGAACGTCCTGATGTAAAAGAAGCAATTCTGAACTTGGAAGTTCTTCCTTCTATGCGTAGTCTTATGACTGCTGGTCCTGCATTGGATCACGACAATACTTGTTTATACAATTGCTCCTATCTACCAATTGATTCTATTGACTCATTTGCAGAACTATTTGTTATTCTGATGAATGGCACAGGTACTGGATATTCTGTAGAAAGAAAATACACTGATAAACTTCCAACTGTTGCTAACAAGATTGTAAAGAATTTTGATAATGTAATTGTTGTTGAAGATTCAAAGGAAGGTTGGGGAGATGCAATTAAAATATTATTTAATGATCTCTATTCTGGTAAGCACCCTAAGTGGGACTTGTCAAAGATTCGACCATCTGGTGCACGACTTAAAATTTTTGGTGGTCGTGCTAGTGGTCCCGCACCTTTAGACAATCTATTCAAGTTTGTCGTGAAGGTTTTCTACAATGCACAAGGACGCAGACTGTCTGCACTTGAATGCCATGATGTTTGCTGTGCTATTGCTAATGCAGTAATCGTCGGTGGTGTTCGTCGTTCTGCTATGATTTCATTGAGTGATCTTGCTGATCGTGAAATGGCTCTTTGCAAGAGCGGTGCATGGTGGGAACAGGCTGGCTTTCGTTCTTATGCTAATAACTCTGCTGTTTATAATGGTCGTCCTCCAATGGGTCAATTCCTAGAAGAGTGGACATCACTATACAACAGTCATAGTGGTGAACGTGGAATGATCAATCGTAAGGCACTACAAGAACAGGCTGAAAAGTCTGGTCGTGATCCTGACTGTGAATATGGAACTAATCCATGTTCCGAGATCATTCTCAAGCCATTTGAATTCTGTAATCTTTCTACAGTTGTAGTTCGTCAAGACGATACTGCAGCAATACTGAAGAGAAAGATTGAGATTGCTACAATCATCGGTACAGTTCAATCAACCTTTACTCACTTTCCATATCTTCGTCCGGAGTGGAAGAAGAACTGTGAAGAGGAAAGACTACTTGGCGTATCTATGACAGGAATTTTTGATAACAAGCTTACGAGTGGCTTAGAAGGTAAGCCAAAGCTTGTTCGTCTTCTTGAGACTCTTCGTGATCATGCGACTGCGACGAATCTCAAGTGGGCAGAGAAGTTGGGAATCAACCCTAGCAAGTCAGTGACTTGCGTGAAGCCTGAAGGCACTACATCGTGTTTGGTGGACTCTGCCTCGGGTCTGCATCCTCGCTATGCGGATTATTATTTCCGCCGAATTCGTCTGGACAAGAAAGATCCTTTATATAACTTGATGAAGGATCAAGGAGTCCCGTGCGAGGATGATGTGATCAACCCAACTTCTACTGCCGTCTTTACTTTTGCGATGAAGGCTCCAAAGGGAACCATGACCACTGAAGAACTTCGTGCATTAGACCATCTTGATCTGTGGAAAACTTATCAAGAACACTTCTGTCATCACAAGCCATCAATCACCGTCAACTATAAGGACTCTGAATTCCTTGAAGTAGGCAACTGGCTTTGGGAAAACTTTGATATTGCAACAGGAATAGCATTCCTTCCCGGTGGTGATAGTCACACCTACGCTCAGGCACCCTTTGAGCAGATTGATTCTGCAACCTATGCAGCACATCCTAAAGTTAAAGTTAATTTTAAGGATCTGTCTACATACGAGGCAGAAGACAATACTGAATCTGCAAAGGAGTTTGCCTGCAGCGCAGGTGGATGTCAGATCGTCTGATTTACTTTCCTCTGTAGCTCAGTTGGTAGAGCAGAGAGCTGTTAACTCTCGGGTCACTGGTTCAAATCCAGTCGGAGGAGCATACAAATAAACCCCTAGGAGCAATCCTGGGGGTTTATAAATATTGGTATGCTGTCATTTAAACAATATTTAATTCTAGAAAACAATTCTGAAACAGGCTCTTTTAACATGGGTGAATGGTCTAAAAATTATAAAGATGAGGTTGATAAAATTTATAAAGACTTATATCAAAAACATAAAAATGACATCGATCCACATATTTTACGTACCTCTTTTGGGGGAAACATGGAAGAATATATACGAACTAAATTTATGAATCCAGAAGAAAGGGAAATGGCTACACGGGCATCAAGTTATTACTATAGTCCATTGGATATAGATGACCCGAAATATAATGATAGTCTTGTTAAACTAAGAAATGATCCGGCTCCTCCAGATACTTTTAACAGACAATTATATACATCCCGAGAACCTGTTGATGTAATATTCGGTACAACTCCAAATGAAAAACCTGTAATAGATTATACAAAACCTGTATTGGATCAAGATTTGTCTACGACATATCCTGCGCCCGGTGAAATAAAACCAAGCACATCAGGACGCACACAATCTGCAAAAGGTGATCCAAATATAACAATAAACCCACCACAATCGGATGCATCTAGATGGCAGGCACGTCTAAGTATAGGCAAAGGCGTTGGAAAAGCTGTTCTAAAAGCTCTACCAGTCATCGGAACCGCAGCTTCTGTAGCAGCCATGACACAAAGAGCCCAAGCAGGTGATTATGTGGGAGCTGGATTGGAAGCAGCATCTGAAGTTGCAGATTATATTCCAGGAATTGGAACAGCAGCATCTTTAGGAATTCAAGGATATCTTACTGATAGAGATATGCCAGAAGAAGAAAAGAAGAAACAAAAAAGTACTATGACAAGACAAAATCTTAGAAGTCTTGGTCAGGGTATTCAATAATAAACTAAAAAAAACCTTATATTAATATGCTCTCATTTAAACAATACTTAATAGAAAAACAAGAAGATACCAAATATGGTGGTATGAATGTACCATTAGATCTTGCTGATTTTCCTGATAATCAAAATGGTTCAATGATAAGTCCAGTAAATTTTTCTGGTACAGCTTTGAATCCTGTAAAATATACACGAACAGATCGTGATGCTTATGATACAGCATTAAAACTTAAAAATGAGAAAATTTTAGCAAATAATCAAAAATTTGGATTATCTGATGATATTGATGAAACTCCTTTTGAAGATGCATTTAATAATACTAGGAAATATATTGAAAGTACGGTGATGGATCCAAATAATAAGGAGAACGAGCCACGTTCACCTGAGGAGATGAAATCATCCAGGTCATTCTCCAGTACAGGAACTATGAATCAACCTCCAGATTTAGGACAAAAAGGATGGTTAGGTTCTATATTAAATCCAGATAATCCACTTGACGCTGGATCATTGCATACTGATTTGTTAAGACAAGTCAAAGATAAAGGAACTCAGATATCTCAAGGATTTAATGATGTCACAAATTTTTTACGTAGTAATGATCCTTTTGATTATGCATTTTCACAAAATTATAGAGAAAGAAAAAAATTAAATAGTCCATTATGGCAAGCACACAATGAAGCCGGAGAAAAAGAAGCAAGAAATGCACGGTTAGGTGTAACTCCTTCAGTTGCTAATCCAAATCCACCTGAAAATTATCATGATTCACAAGATTATTTTGATAGAATAACAGGAATTGCAAATACTTTATATAATGCTAATACTATGTTCGTAAAGAAAGAAAACAGCAAATTATCTCCTTTTGATATGATTTCTTTAGAATTTGGAAAAGATAAAACCAAAGAAAGAAATGACTTTTTAGCAAAACAAAAAGAATATTTGAAACGTTCTGGACCAAATGATTTAGATTATAGTGATCAAGCAAAACTGGCTAGACAGTATGCAGATTTAAGAGATCCAAAACATGATGAAGCAATGCTTTATAAGCCATTAGAGATAACTCATTTTGATAAAACTGGTTTCAGATACTTTGATCCACCAGAAGCTTTCTTAGGAAGAAACAACGTAAAATACCCTGAATTAGTTGATGCTAAATTAACATGGAATGTGCAGCATCTTCTAGATCCATATTCTACTTTTAATAAAGCTCAACGAGATAAGAAAACACCACAATTACCAGTTGAACAATCTGTTCAAAAACTAATTGATAATCAAATGAGTAATGCGCCAAATACTTTTGAAACTACAATTGATATGAATAAAGATAATATTAAAGATTGGGATCAATATATTCAGGTTATGAATCATGAAGGTCAACATGCAATAGGAACTCAATTACGGGGAGTTGCTGCAGTTGAAAATGCAGTTAGTTCTAATTTAGAAAAAAAACCAGAATATAAATCTCCTGCTACTATTAAATATGGTATTGAACCTTCAACAAGTGGAATTGCTCTAGGATCTGGTTATGAAGAATTAGAAAAAAGAGGAATTTTAGATAGTTGGGAATTGACTCCAGAACAAAAAGAGATTGCAAAAACTGCATTAGATAAAATGGATACTCCAACTCCTTCACCAGATAATAGATTTAAAACTCCTAATAATTATTTTTGGAGTAGAGCTGAAATGCCTGCATTTATGAGAGATATTAAAGGTAGATTATTAAAATCAACAGGTAGTTATCCTACGAGTGATCAAACAGATGAAGAAATAGAAAAAGATAGAGATAGAATGTATAAGATTCTTCAACAAAATGGACCAGGTGAAGATCTAGCACCGCTAAAAGCTCTTGAAATGATGGGAACCCCAGAAGGTAAAGCCATATATAGAGGTGTAGAAAAATCTTCATCGAAACAAGATAGACGATATGCCTAAATATTTTAGGCAGAAGTGGTTGGGTTTCCACGCAATCCTTTTGAAATAATCGAAGTATACTTCATCAGACTGCTAAGGAACCACCACTTCTGACCAAGGTATAAGTACATATGTTCCACATGTTAATCGGCATTGATTACTCTATAACCTGCCCCTGCCTTTGTCTTTATGATGAACGTAGAGAATTTAAGTTTGAAAATTGTTTCTTTTATTATTTGACAAATACCAAAAAGTATGCTGATAAAATTGCCCCAAATATTACTGGGGAATCTTTTCAGGAATATATTCTAGATGTTGATAGATTTGATACTATATCTCAATGGGCTTCTAATCTTTGTATTGGGGCTGGAGATATAGCGGTAGAAGGGTATTCGTTTGGCTCCAAAGGTCGAGTATTCAATCTAGCAGAGAATATGGGAATCTTGAAGCATAAGCTCTACAAGCTCGCCATTCCCGTGACCATCATTGAGCCATCCCGAGTCAAGAAATGCGCTACGGGCAAAGGTAACGCTGACAAACAGGCAATGTACGAAGCCTTCTCAATAGAAACAAAAACCAATCTTTTATCGGTATTTAACCAGAAAACTTTGAGCAATCCTGTTACGGATGTGATCGACAGTTATTATATTTTAAAGGCAATGATTCAGTATAAAAATTAGCGAACAATACGTCCAGCATTCATTCTGGCACTATTATCTAATTTTTCATGGAATCTCTTAGGGACTTGACCGCTACCCTTAATTTTGTCAATTACATCTTTAAACTGGCTTCCAACTACTTTTGAAGGTGTCAAAGTAGAATCCATTGCAAGTGATGGTGTGTTTGCTTGCCAATCCTTTATAATTTTCTTTTTACTGCACTTTGGGCAGGGTTTCTCTAAGGGAGTATTACGCTCTGATAGATTTAAGATTTCATCAAAAGTATGGTCACAATTTTCACATTTAAAAGCGTAATTAGGCATTTTTTTTCCTTCTAAAGGTAATTAGCATGGCTTCAAACAAGAATCCATAAGAAGGTTCTTTTGGTTTGATTTTTAATTCCATTTTGGCTTCTTTAAGGGTTCTGTTTCCTTTTGCCAAATTACAGCATCTACATGCTGCTACCATATTTACCCAAGATGATGCACCACCTTTTGATTTTGGTATAATATGATCAACTGTTGCATCTTTATTATTTAAAGTAACTCCACAGTATTGACAACAAAATTGATCTCTACGTAAAATATTTTGCCTAGAAGAAGCTGCCTTTCTATAAGGCAATTTTACGTAATATTTTAAAATTAAAACTTTAGGAATCTTTATAATTTTGGAAATAGAGACAACTTCAAAACATTCATTAGTTTCATCGCTCCAAACTTTATCTCGGGCAATGAGTTTGTATGCTTTTCCAATAGTAATAATATTAAGAGGAGTATTGTCTTGATTTAGCAAGAGTACTTGTTTCTTCATATTCTTTATGTATTTATGTAAATCTAAATATTTAATAACCATGGATAATAAACAAGATAGACAATTTTATTGGGAAGTCAAGCAATTTATGGGAAATTTGCCAAATCCTGTTCCACAGGAAAAGAAAAATTCCCCTTCATTAGTTGAAAACATAAAAAATGTATTAAACAAGAATGAGTTGTATAGACCAACTTCGTTTAATCCATCTATTAGTTCTCCGAATACCATTAATAATGCTATTGGTGCAATGGAACAATCTAAGAATTTAGGGGCTTCACATAGTGCAGCCCATGGTAGCAATGTATATGGAAATGCTTTTGCCAATACTCCAAAAAATTTAAATGAAAAAGCAGAACCTTGGAATTGGAGAGAACACACCAGAGAAGAAAATATAGCCCATGGTAGAGAAGTTAAAGCTTCTGAAGACGAATATGATGCAGAAAAACTTTATAAATTTCGTACACAAAACCCAGATGTATATCAAAAACAACTACAAGATAAAGCAGCGGGACAAGACAGAGCATTCACTACTGTAAATGCAAATAAAAGAATCAGTCCAATGTACTGGGTTACTCAGAATGATTTTAAAACAGCAACTGGTGAAGATTATGATGCAAGAAACGCAAAACATAGACAGATATTTTTTGATTTAAATTCTTCTGGTGAATCAACTGTTGCTCCAACGGCTGGTGTAGGACAAGGACCTGCATATGACAGTCTTGCATACCATACCATGCGTCGTAGACCAGCAGTGATTCCACAATTTGGAACTCCACAGGCTAGGTATGACACTGTAGATGGTACCGTAGCCAATACAACATCACAATCACGAGCCAAAGCTCAATGGGATGCCGATGATGCTGCAGCATTAATACGTATTAATGCTGAAGAAGCTAAACGAGATGCAGAAATTAGAGCAGAAGCTAGAAGAATTGTTGGTGCTGAACAAAAAGCTGCAACTAAAGATGCAAGACAAGGCTACATGGATCAAATTGGTGATAGTCTAAACAAAGATGGTTCTAGAACAATTGTAGAACCTATACGAGGAGATGGTGGTGGAAATTTTGATGTTCAACTTAGAGATAATAATGATGAAAATATGTATGGAAGTGGAACAGATGCTGATCCTATAAGATATAGTCCTTACGTAGACCGATCTAAACCTGGAAGAGGTATATCAGACGCTCAACGTTCTGTTACTGATGCTGCAACAAATACACTTCAAGATATGATGAGAAGCGGATCTGATTGGATGAAAAAACAATCACTGAATTCTCCAGGTGTTCGCTATCCTGAAACTAGTGTAAATCTTGATGTTAACCGTGGAGAGTATCCGATTTATCCTGAAGGTCAAGTAGATTCTACTTATAGACAACCTCCTGGTGTTGGAGTATCTAATATTATTAATAATCTAGTTACATCTGTTGGAGCTTCTGGAAAAAATGTTGCAGCTGAATTGCAAAGAATAATGAAGTTAAATACTGCACAAACTAATCCAAATGTTATAAAAGATAAGTTGTATGGTGAGATATCTGCTCCGCTGATGGATACACAAGCAAAAACTCCTTCAGAACCACCAGCATACTCATATACAGTTCCAAGTCCGTATAATCCAGATGTAAAAACTGAAGTAGATGCTGAAGATTATAATATAAAAGATGATAGTGAATCCACTGGTGGAATGAATGAACCAATGGATCTTTCTAATTTATCAAATCAAAAAGCAACAACATCAAAACCTGCTGCAGATTATGTAAAAGATATTATTAAACCTTTCCAAGATGCTGCTGATCAACAATCAACACAAGACAAAATTAATGATATATTAAAAAATCTTGGTACAGCCAATACCAAAAAGACATCTAAAAGAATTAAAAGAAAACGTAAAGAAACCACAAGAGTGGCTATGGTAGGCGAAGGTGTTGTTACTCCACCTCCACCTACACTTTTTCAAAAAGCAACAGATTATGCTAAAGATGCTGGAAAAGCCGCAAAAGAAGTTGGAAGTCATTTAGCATATGCATTGCCCGGATTTCATTATGGTAGTCACGGAATTGCCGAACCGCTAGCAAAAATGGTTGGAGCAAATGAAGAACCAATGCTAACAAATGACTTTATAGATACTTCAGAAAAAGGTTTAGTTTATGATTGGCCAATTTCTACATTCGCCGGAGCTGTAACAGCTCCTTATGTAAAAGAATTAGTTACAGGTATACCAAGAGCGATTGGTTCTGGTGTTGGCGCAGGTGCAGCAATCCGTGCCGGTGCTGCCGCAGCTTCAACAGAAACAATGGCTGCTTTGGCAGGTTTGGGAAGTCCCGTTGGTCTAGCAATCACGCTCGGACCAGCTGCTGCATACGGTGCTTATAAATTGGGAGAAAAAGGAATAAAATCATATTATGATGTAAATGATAAAGAGTATGAAGCAGCTCAAAAAGAACAAGAAAAATATGATAAAGACATGGCAAAACGTGGTGCGGGAACAAAAGAACGCGTAGGTGACATGGATCGTTATACAGAAACTGAAAAACAAGCTCTTTTAACTACACCACAGAATGTTTCAGATGATGAGATTAAGGCAGCTATAAAAGCTAGCAGAGCAAGACCATCTCCAACTAAATAATATACCATGAAGTCTACTAATCCAATAATTGATTTTATTCTAGAAACCCGTTATGTCTGCACAAAGATTTTAACGGAAGCTGGCATAAAAGGTGCTGCAGAAAAAATGGTTGATCGTGGTGCAGTATGGACAGCAGAACAACTTGCTAAATTATTTTCTAGAGGTGCAGAACGAGCAGTAGACAAATCAGCTGCTGGTGCTGCAGCTAAAGGCGTACAAGCCGCACAAGAAGAATTGATGCAATTGTGGTTAAAAGCACAAAATCAAAATATTAAATTTCCAAGCCCAGAATTAGAAAAAATTGCAGACGAAAGTGTTAATAAAGTTATAAGAAATTATTTAGAGACAGGTGCAGCCACCTCAGATGATGTTCTTGCACGTATATTGAAGAAAAATCCAGAATTATTAAAAAATGAAAAAGCCTTGGATATTCTTCGTAATAAAGTTGATACACAGGTTTCACAAACTCAACAAGAGCTAATTCAAAACGCTCCAGAAATTATAACTTATAAACCTGCTACTGCAGGAAATCCTGAACCTGTACCAGATCCTAGGACTCCAAGACCATGGACACCTAGACCTATATGGGAACCCGAACCAGGTCCACCACCTCCAACATATCCATTTACACCAGAAACTCCACCAGCTACTCCACCAGCTACTCCACCGGTTGAACCACCGCCTGCACCTAGACCTACACCTACACCTACACCTACACCGCCATTGCCTGTACCTGCTCCGCCTGCACCTACACCTGCTCCGCCTGCACCTACACCTGCTCCGCCTGCACCTACACCTACACCTCCTACACCTAGGCCAATTCCAACACCTGCACCAGCTCCAGGACCTGCGCCAGCTCCAGCTCCAGGACCTGGTCCCAAGGAAGAACCCGAGGAAGATCCTGATACTAAGCCAGTGCCCGGAACACCACCGCTACCAGTGCCTGGAATTCCACCGCTACCAGTAAAACCGCCAGTCCCAGTACCGGATGCACCACCGCTTCCTGCACCATTCCCATCACCGGTTCCAGAACCAGATCCAGTTCCAAAACCAATTCCAAAACCACCACCAACACCACCACCACCACCAAAACCTAAATTTTGGTTACCCTTTGGACCTGGAGCAGAAGTTTCCAGTAAACCATACCGTGAACAAGGTAAAGCACAAGAAATTGATCTTAACTTAGGAATGGAATTAGTTGGTAAATATGCACGACGACAAGTTCTGCGATAAATAATTGCATACTTAAAATATGCTGTTATAATTAAAGTGTGTAAATATATGTTAATAAATTCATCAATACCGTTTGTACATAAACCTATCGAAATCCTTGGTTCCCTCAAAGAAGTTTCATCAGATGGAAAACGTCTATATGAAACTCCAGAGGGAATTTTTCCATCCGTAACAACCGTTGTTGGTTTTAAGAAACAACAATTCTTTGCTGGATGGAGAGCAAAAAATCCAGAGGAAAGTAGGCGTGTTACAACACGAGGAACTAAATTCCATAGCATAATAGAATCCTATTTAAAGAATGAAGAAATAGATTACGACAATCTTCATTCTAGCTATAAAGGTTTGTTTTCATTAATTAAACCCAAATTAAATAAAATAAATAATATAGTTGCATTAGAAACTCCACTTTGGTCGAAGACTCTTGGATTAGCAGGAAGAGCAGATTGTATAGCAGAATATGATGGTAAATTATCCATTATTGATTTTAAAGCAAGTACAAAAGAAAAACGTGAAAAAGATATTGACACTTATTTTGCTCAAGCATGTGCATATTCTTTAATGTTTCAAGAAAGAACTGGAATTATTATAGATAATTTTGCAATAGTAATTGCATGTGAAGCTGGATTAAGCCAAGTTTTTGAAGGAAACCCAATTTCATATGTAAAATACTTAAAAAGTTTAATAACTGAATACAGGGAATTAAATGGAATTTCATAAAGAAAAAACATTAGAAGAAAATGTAAATACCAGAGGAACAAAACTTTGGATTATGATGAATGACAGTTCTAAGGCACGAAAACACAGAAGTCAATTTATTGCCACTCATGGTGGTTTTTTTACGCAAAACGGAAGATATTGGAATTGGACAAATCCAATTGCAGAAAAAAATGGGTATTGGCTAAAACGAGTTGATACTGGAGAAAAGACTTTTTTTAAAGATATGTCCAAATTTGCAGAGAATCAAGGAATGACTTCTGTAAAAATTTGTGAACTGTTAAATGGTAAACGAAAGACTTACAAAGGCTGGACAGCAGTCGAAATTCGTGAAGTAAAAGATGGAATTGGTTCTCATGAAAAATTGGAAGAACCAAAAGCCAAAACCATAATGACTACAAAATTGTACATATTGGTTGATACTACAACTAATATAGTCATGACTATTCCCAATCTTTCTCAGTTTGCCAAACAAAATAGTTTAGACTATTCTGCTCTTAAAAAACTGGTAAATGGCAAAGCTAAAACTTATAAAAATTTAAAAGTTTATAATCCTTTAGAAAAATATAAGCATTCTCAGGAGCCTAAATAATTTGAGATGAACTTTAACACTTTTTTAAATCAAATTGCCAAACACGCAATCCTTAATGAGGCTGATGGTTCTGCTATGGCTGGACAGTTGGAAACAGCAAAAGCTGGTGCTGGTGACAATAAAGCTAAAGATGCAGCCCGTAAAAAAGTTGAAAGATCCAGACAGATACCAAGAGATAAGAAGCCTGCACAAGAACTTATTAAAGATGTTATTTTAGTAAAGACAAACAGTGGAAATGTGCAATTAATTTTTAAAGATTCCTTTAATAAGGGATATCATCAAAAACTTAATAAACAGGATATGACTGTTGACGAAGCCAAGCGAGCTACCCAAGAAAAGGGGTTTGAACAGACTAGAGCTTCAAAATTATTATTTGGCAATGTAAAACAAGGTAGTGAAGAAAAAGATGAAAAATCTAAGAACAAAGAAGAAACATCAGAAAGAAAATCTGTAAGTCCAAAGTCAGCAGAAGAAACTGAAAAGTCTGAAAAAACCAAAGCAAAGAAAATGGACAAGGAACAAATGTTCCAGACCATGACTCAGATGACACCAGAGCAGTTGCTTCAGATGCCACCTGAACTACGCAATCAGTATTTCCAGATGATGCGTCAGCCGACTCCCAATTCTGATTTTGATGAATTGACTTATGAAAAATTAACTGTAGCATATGGTCTGAGTGATATCAGCGGAGTTCCTTATAACCAACAAGTATTGAATGCAGTTGTCTTTCTTGCTAAGATTAAAGCAGGCGCAAGCGAACAAGAAATGCAAACATATCTTGCATTAGCTCCAGCCGGTAGAGAATTTACCAGAACAGCATTCTTTACTGCTAGAAAAATCTTATCGCAAATTGGTGATCAGTGCCTACAAACTCTTTTAACAAACGTTGAGACAACAGGTAAGCCAGTCAATTCTGAAGGTGCTTCCGATATGTCTTGTGGAGAGTACCGTTTCAAAGTTGCTGCTGGTGGAGAAATAGCTTTTTCATCAACTGATTTCAATCAATCAAACAAAAACTTTAAAGGCTTTGTGGCTAATGCTTTAACTCAAGCCTTAAGCAACCCTGATCTAACAGCATCAGATCCAAGAATTTCTGAGACTCTACAAAAAACTGGTGAAATTGCTTCTCAGTTCTCTCAAATGCTCGTTCCCGATAACGCCATGTCAGAGATTCGTAAAGATCCTGAAATGTTGAAAAAGTTACAAAATACTCCTATTAAGGATGCATCAGGACAACAAATAGGAACTGTAGTAGATGAAGAAGGAAATTTAAATCCTCTAGCATCGATGATAAATTATCAAAAAGCATGGGAAGACGGTGCATACGATTTATTAAAAGGTAAAAAAGATAATCCTCTTAAAAAGTACGTATCATCGAACCTATTAAAAACCATGTTGCGCGGAGATGGAATTGTTCCTCCTGAGACTGCACCGAATCATCTTATAACTGTCAATGGTATTTTACCAATGACAGATGATTATTTTGATAGCATTTCAAATGATGCCACCCTAGATGTCAAACGGGCTAAAGATGTAATGACTGCATCAAACATACAAAGATATAATCCTGCTGCAGCAGAACAGTTAAAGAAATTTACAACTGTAGTCGAAGCAACAGAACCCAAACAAAAGAAAATGGGATTGAAAGATATATTAGTTGATAAAACTAAAATTGATCCAATGCAGATCATGGTTGGTTATATAACCAATAACAATGATTTTTCATTAAATGCCAGTTTATTGCCAGGTTTCAAACCAAAAGATCTTAATTCGATTCAATATAACTACATTACAATAGACAATAAAACAACTAAGATTCCAGTATTAACAGATGATAATGTCACCAACCAAGTTCTTGGTGAAGAAATTATAATGTTAAATGATCTTCTTGTTGAAGCACTTACAAATAATTTTGTTTTAGCTAATTTGGTAAACTATGAAATATTAAATGATTCTGAAGGTTTATTAATATCAAATTCACGAAACATGCTTTTGGAAGATTCTGAATATGTAATGATCAATCTGAAATCAATTTTTGAAAATGCAAAAGCAAGAATTCAAAGTAATCCACTGTTGCTAAACACTTTAATTAAAGATTTTATTGAAGAAGAATACGAAAGAAATTACAAAAAAGAATACAAGAATTATCATGGTAAATCAAAGCAACGCAAAGAGCGTGCATCACGAACTAAAGCCAGAGAAGAAATGATCAAAAAAGGAAGAGCTAAAAAGGGAGATGGTAAAGACATTGACCATAAAAAAGCTATTCGTAGTGGTGGATCAAACGGTATAAATAATTTACGTGTAAGAGATCGTTCTGCTAATCGATCTGATAATGGTCATCACAAAGGTGAAAAACAAAATAAGGATAGCTGGAAATGAGTAGGAAATATGTCAATATGATTATGAACAAGATTCAGACCAAAGTTGGTTTGAATGAACGTGTCATAGCCATTCAACAATCCTCCAATAAATTCATTGTTGAAACAATGACTTATATACCATCTGTTCCCTTTTCATCTATAGAAATTAAAGATGTGAGACCATGTGACGTTGTTATCAATGAATCTGGAAACATTTTAAATGTTGATGCAATTGAAATTAATGAAAATACTTATAAGGTAACGTTCACAGATAAACATGGATGTGAACTAGTTGAAACCTTTGCTCCAAATAAAATTATTGGATTCGTTGATGTAACTGAAGGTGAAGAATACAACGAATATGGTGATCTAATTGAAATTCATGAAGAAGCAAATAAAAAAGTAAAGCTTAATAAGATCATGAAAGGTGATGTAAAAAAATATAAAGTTTACGTCAAGAATGATAAAGGTAATGTCGTTAAAGTAAATTTTGGCGATCCAAACATGGAGATTAAACGCGATAATCCTGCTCGTCGCAAAAACTTTCGTGCTCGTCATAACTGTGACAACCCTGGACCAAGATGGAAAGCACGGTATTGGGCATGCAAAACATGGAGCACTAAATCCGTAACATCCATGTTAAAAGAAAACGTTTCACCTGGTGGGAAGTGCAAAGACTTTATTAAAACTATTGCCCACGATACTCTTCAAAATTTGAATGATATTAAATACAATTCAGATTTATATGGACTAATAAAATACAGAACTAAATAAAGGAAAGCCATGAAATTTAAATCACTTCTCAATAAAATCAATGAACTTGTCGAAAATGCTGGTGAACACACCTTTGGTGGTGGTCTTTATATTGGAGATCCGCAAGGCAAACTAGGTCCTTCTGTGCTTACCGACAAAGGTACCCACAATCTTCAGATGCCAAGACACATTGATGCTATAAACGCAATGTTATATTCCTTGTCATCTAGAGATTATATTGATCCAGATGGCGTTCTTGGTGTGGTAAAAAATAAATTAAATCTTGTTGGACTGGATTTTGGTATGCCCAAGAAGAGTTTAAGTGATGGGTTAAATATGTTAGAGTTAGTCCAATATGGTAGCCCACAGTTGGGTATATATGGACAAAATCCTTATGATGATGTTAATAAAACTGGTTTTAGTCAGGGAGATGGAATCAAGGAAAAACTTGGTTATTCTCTTGCTCTTAGCGTAAATATTGAAAAACAACCAAACCATTTGCGACGTGTAACATTTGTCATAGTTCCAACTGAATCTTCTTCATATAATATGGAAACGAGTGCAAATGATTGCGGGTGCCAACATTGAAACATTGATTGAAATGAATAAACCCCTGACAGAAGAAAATTTTACAGAATTCTGTCAGGGTTGTTATTTTAATAGTGAATGCTCTGGTAAAGCAGAGTTTATGGATGATTTGAAGCGTATAAAATACGTTAAAAGATTATTACAGAAAATTCATAAACACAAGACTCTCAAGTCCATTAGAGAACGTTTGATTCTCAATCATATAATAATATTAAAAAATGTCTTTGGAGAAGAGAATACTGCTCGTATTTTATTCTTCAGAGTTGAGCCTAGACTCTATTCTTATCTTAAATCCTTTCTTATATTTTTGGAATTTAACATCAAAACTTTGCCAGAAGTAAAGTATTCTGAATTAAATACCGATCCAAGAGTAGATAGAAAGTTGACGCAGACAGAACAATAAATAATAATATATGGGAAGCCCTTCATACATTCCATCGTTTTACTTTTACAAGTTTGCAGAAGGAATTTCGGCTTCTTATACATCTTTTCAGGCATTCAAAGCTGGTGCCATAGATGCTCAAGGAAATTTTCTAAAGCCAGAGAGCAGCATTGATCCTTTAGAATACCTTATTATAAAATTAAAGAAAATATTTGAGGAACTTCCCTTTGGCATGACAAAAGCCAAACTTGGAAATTATCTAAGTACTTTGCAATTGTTTGGAGAAGAAGCAAATACTTTTGGTATTACAAAGGCAGAGTATGCTGGACTTATGGAAGGTCAATTGGTTATTCAAGGATACCCAGAAGTAAGCTATATTGCATTAGTGGAGGATATGAGCTCAGGAGGCATGGCAGCTGCTGGGGGCTCTCCTGGCTACAATACGGGTCAAGTATCGGGTATGGACCCTGTAATGGCTCCTATGCAGCATCGTAAGCCTGTATTGAAGGGTTTAGATTCATGTGAGATGTTTGATGTTTGTCCTGAAGAATTTAAACAATTTCAGGGTGCCAGTGACTGGAAATATGTTCCCGATAGTGAAACAAAAAAATATGTTCGTAGATATCAATTAAGAAATCCAACAGGAGCAGTTGCTTTAAGATCAGTTGATCCTGATACCGGAGCATCAAATGTTCATTGGATTAACTTTTCAAATAAAGAAAAGAAACAATTGAAAGAATCATATTCTAGTGCTGCCAGAGATTTGGTAAATATCGCAGCACAAAACATTATTAAGCCACCTGAAATAGATTTTAATCCAAATACAGGCAAACCAAAAAGAGGCGCAAAAACACAAAGATCTGGTTTTTTGTTTTCTGCTACAGCAGATTTAACAAAGGGTGGTAAAAGTCATCAAGATGAAACTGCAGACAGATTAATTCCACTTGCATCAAGTGAAGTAAGTACTGGTGGTGCAGATGGCTGGACATTTAAAGATGGAATATGGTCACCAGCAGATTATAAAGGTGATAATACATCTCCATTTAAGCATATCTCTGATGATCAGAAAAATTTATTTCCAAACTTACCACAATTTGACGCAACAGTAAAAAAAATGTTTGAACGTGGGCGTACATTAACTTCTGATCAAAAAGCAAAAATACGTAAAACAACTGAACAAATAGGTGCAAGATCACAAAAACAACTTGGAAAAATATTTCAACAAGGCCTTTTAAATATATCTCCAGATTTACATTGGGTAATTACACCGGGAAGATCCACAAAACCTTATAATTTTCCAGGATTGGTTACACAAATTACACCAGATCTTATTACAAAATATGGTGGATCATCTGCTCAACCAAAATTAAGTCCAAGACCTAGCAAAGGTAGAGTTGAATATAAAGTAAGAGGACGGGAACCTACTGTTGCAGAAGTAGCAAAAGAATTGTCTGGTCCAGGTTCTGTTTCAACATCAAAAACAGATATTCTTACAGCAATGGAAAAAATGCTTAGTCCTAAACTTAATAGACAAATTCAAAGAATTTTGGCACCAAATCTAAGAAGAGCCAGATAAAAAAACCCCCTTTCGGGGGGTTTTTTTATTCCTGAATAAATGTCTTACAACACTTAGGTTTTGAACAACCAGCATTTTGTCTGGCTTCTGTGATCACTCTAGTGTTAGCATCATCCCAACCAGTAGCCCATTCTTCCCAATACACACTGGTAGACTCATTTACATTTGATGCTCTTTCTGCACCACCCATACGGGCTGCATAACCTTTTTGATACGCTTCACCTGGAATATATGTCATTGGAATTCTCCTGAATTATCTATTGGTTTAATAATAATTTGATTTAGCAACTTATCTAGTGCCTTAACATGTGCATACTGTTCTTGAATAGCAAGGTATCCACGAATCTCAATAAGTTTAAAATATTCTTCTTGAGTAAATGGAGTAGTCTTAGGCTTATGTCGAATTGGTCTACGAGAATGTTTTGGTGGATTATTTTTATTAAATGGCTTTTTTTGATTTTCTTTAGTCCATTGATTTAAAATGTCATCCATGTTAAGATAGTCACGAAGACTATCTGCGGGATTTTCACCATTACGCATTTGATCCCACATCTTCTTGAATTCTGGGCTAGAATTACCAAAGAAGAAGAATCCGTTATTTGGATTGTTCTCTTCACCATCATCGCCATTTTGCCAGTTTCTAAAATCATTAAAATCTGAATTATTCATATCTTTCCTTAGTTAGTATCAAAAATTTGTTCGTAAACCAATTTAGCACGGTTATCCGTGACAGAAACATATCGAACGTGACGACTCATTGCGTCACTGATATTTAGTGGATCCTTTGGACCAAATGCCATGTTCTTAATCCAGGCAGAACATCCACCAAGAGAAATACGAACTTCAGCACCAGATGCATCGGTACCATAAAAATCGAACGAAGCTTTTTCACCATCATAGTAAGTGAAAAAACAATCAATAGAATCATACTTCTTGCGAACATCTGCAAGAGTCATATTTATAACAGTCTTAGCCATTGGGCAGTCTCTTTTGCTTGACACACACAGGAAGTTGTCCACTCGCGTCAAGCTGACGAAGTGTACCAACACGAGCCTTCATAAGGCTCTGAATACGATTGCGCTTCATGCGTTCTTCACGCTTCTTATGAGCACGTTTAGTAATACGTTGTTTTGAGTTAGGCATAATAAGAGTATACTCCGGTTTATTTATTCGTCAAGTAAATCAATCCTAGATTGAAGATCATCTAGTTTATCAGTCATTTCTTCTAATTTTTGTTCTAGAGTTTCATTAGTATTAATAGACATTTTTGCAATCATTTCTTCAAGCTTTTTTATTTTTATATTTAAAGCAGAATTTTGAAGTTCTATAATTTTCATTCTGTCATTTAGTGCTTGATTGATACCAACTTGTTTTGATCCAAAGTCTTGTAGATATGGATCGTATTCGTGTTGTTTATTAGATGTATACATTTTTTATATTTTTTGGCTGAATGCAAGAGGAGGGATTTGAACCTTCGTAGAAATTAATCAGCAGATTTACAGTCTGCCCTCGTTGACCACTTGAGTACTCTTGCGTAGTTTATTTAGGTGTCTTTTTAGCCTTTTTCTTTACTGGCTTCTTTTTAAAAATTGCTTCATAATTTTTGCCATATTGTTCCAAATTTACGTGTCTGGGGGAACTTCCCTTACCTGCACCGTTTGAACCATAAGTCATGATACAAGTATATATCATGTATAACAGAAGTCAAATCTAAATATTAATATGAAGAACAATAAAGGTTATTACAGTTGGATTCACCAATTAAATCGTGCTGGATTAGAAGCCCAACAAAATGGTTTTCGTATGATCAACGAAGCCAAGGCTGCGAAGATTACAGACCCCGCTCAACGAGCCGCATTGATGGGTCAAATGCCAGTAGCCTCAATTATTAACCCAGATTCTCCTAGCGCACATCCTGAGGATGTAAAAGACGCAATTTCCCGTCTCGGCAAACCTTCGCCAACTAGCATTGCATTGGCAGATGGTGATGTTGGTGCTTATGTAAATATTACTAAAATGAAACGAGCAGAACGATTGGCTCAAATGGCACAAAACACGGGTCCAATTGATGCAAAGCCAGATGGTAATGCAAATGAAGTTGCTTTGGATGGACAAGATGGTGTCATGGCTGATCCTGATTTGTCAGATTTTGAAGATGAAATGGTACAAGCCGCAGAAATTCGTAAAGATGCTTTGGCAAATAGAAAAAGACGCGAAGCAGAAGAAGATGCTAATGACTATGCAGACCCGGAAGATGACTACAAATATTCTATTCCAACTGCAAACTGGCAAACAGTAAGAGAATCAATTACCTCTAAAATTTCAAAAATGATGAATGAAAATTCAGATGAAGAAACTAAACCACAACGTGGTCGTGTTGCTAAAGGTTCTGATTCCGAGACTCCATCAAAAAGTCCAAATTCAAGTGGTGCACCCAAAGGAATGTTCAAAGGAACTGAACAACCAAGCCAACGTCTTGGAAAAATATTGGCTATTGTAAAAGAAGGTCCTAAAAAGCATGGCAATGAAGCCTATGCATGGGCATCCGAAGCATTGAAGACAATGCAAGATAAGTTGAAAAAAGATTAAAGATCTGGGTTTCCGATTTCCCGAGTCCATTCCCATTCTTGCCATAACATTCTAGCAAAGTCATCGTCAGGATCATGACGGCGCATTTCTAATTCTGCTAGACCCGGTGCTGAGATTGCAGCATCCATTTCCCACGATAGCCAAAACCACTCACCCTTCTTAAGAAGGTTGTTGGTAATCAGACATCGAATGTCTTTAGACATATTAGTTGAGATACCAAGCAGTCACACCAGCAGCCAATGCAGTAACAGCATATGCCTGCATAGGAAATATATATGGGCTTTGGTTAACAATTAAACTGAGTGATGCAGTTGATCCGTCAATCTTAACTACATGTAGTGTTGATGCTGCAGTAGTAGTAGAATTTGCTCCAGTAAACAAAATACCTTTATGTTTTGGAAGTTTTGAAGAACCAAGTGAAAATTGATTTGCTTGAGAGTATTTGTCGTACATGTTACAAATATTTAGAGATTATATTATATTCCAAAATCCATCTAATTCTTCTTTAGTTTTGGCATAATTCACCATCCAAATACAGTGATAACAGTTAGTGGGAACAGACTTACAAACTCCCACATGGTATCCCGAACCTTCATTATACTGGGCAACCACAACTTTATATGGAGTTTTGGATTCTACCTCATTTATAAAATTTTGAACAAATTCTGGGTAAACCTTCTTAGGGATTTCCACAGGCTTTTTATTATATTTGCGTTTGGGTTGAGTCGATGTTTTACGAGGTCTGGGCATAAATAATAATATGAAAGATATAAACGAAGGAAATGTATATAACGTTGAAACTTCTAAGCCAAATGAAAATAGAAGTTCGGAATTAAAAGATGTTACAAAAGTTATGATGGACCAATTTTGGCAAGCCATGGCTCGTCAAAATGTCACACCTGAAAAAGCCAAAGAAATTATTAAAACAACTTTTGCGAATCAGTCATATAACTCCTAAAGTTTGTGCCATTTTTGAATTGCTGTTAAAATGCTCATTAAATTGTTCTACCAATTTTTCCTTGTGGTCAACTAATTTGTTATATTCCTTTAAACTAGTCTTTCCATCGGTTTCACACTTACCAATGTGCTTTAAAGTTTCACCATAGTCATAGATCATTTCTTCTAATTTCTTGTTAGTCATAGTATAAATATTATACACGGAACGGTTTGAAAGTCAAATAATGCATCCCATTTTACTTAATACCAATTTATCATCCGCAAATCGGTTTAGACCAGAAATTATTGCATTTGCATGGCAATGGCCAAATCAATGGGTTTGGTCTGGAGATGATTGGTACAGATCTTGGAATTCTGTTAATTTATTTGCAAATAGCGAAGATTTGACAAATACTAATATGTGGGAAAGACCTTCCAATGGAAATATTAAATCAATAACAGCTGGGGCAACGGCTCCAGATGGAACGACTACGGCTTTTGCAATAGGAATTTCTGGAGGATTACCAGAAAATGTTTATGCATATCTTAGACAAGTTCAATATGAGTTAAAGCCTGGTACAACATACACATATTCGTATTGGAGAAGCGGACCAACCGGAGGGCAATTCAGAGACATAAATAATACTGGTACTGTTTTGTCGAATGACACACAACCTAATTTGTCATTTACTAGTGGTACTGCATGGACTCGCTTTTCGAGAACATTTAAAACACAACCACAGCAAGATGCATCATTTTTTTATATTTTATCTAGAAGTAATAATCCTGGAGAACTTTCCGGTGCTACGGTGTATTTATGGCACCCACAACTAGAAGAGGGAAGTACGGCTACAAATTATGTTCCTACAGGAGCGTACATTGATAATCGTGGTGGAAGTTATGGTGGTGCAACATTTGCAACATATTCATACAATCAAAATAATTGGTTAAATTATAGTACAAATGCTGGTGTCACATATGTATATCCATTTGTAAATCTTTTTAGAGAAAGAAATTATAAAGTTGACATTCCTAATGGATGGACTTTAAATTCCGAAATTAAAAGAATTACAAGTCAACTAAAAGCATTGCCGAAAGGAAAAAGAGCATTTCAACCAACCATAATGAATGCCGATGAATGGTTTAAGATGACAAGCGATAAATTGGGTGCAACTGGAGCGGCATCCAGAACTTACTATACAGATGTTTATCCTCACGTTGGTTCAAATTTATCAAATTTTTATCCATCACCTTGGTCTGATGCAGGAGCATTGGCTGGTGCATCATTCTTTAATATAGTTTTGGATATATTTGGATCTACTGGAGTTGGGTTAGATTATGTTTTTGGTGATAATGAATCATATTTTCCACAAAA